TCAGAAATATCATATAGAGTTGCTATTTCTTTGCCTTCATTTTGCCTAAGGCCTCTACCAATACTCTGTAATGTTCTAATTGTAGATTTAGTTGGCATTGCAAATATGATATTATGCAAATTACGAATATTGATTCCAGTACTAAAAGTACCATAAGAAGCCACCACGATTGCATCATTTTCTATTTCCATAATTTTTCTAATTTCTTCACGGTCTGTAGTATCAGTTCCACCATGAACAAAAAATACCTTTCTGCTGCCTATCTTTTCTGTGTTTCTTATGATATCATACAGGATTTGACCATGTTTGTCAACCATTTGATATAACACCAAAGTATTTTTACCTAGGCTAACTGCAAGATTTTTAATGAATTTATTTCTGGCTTCATTTGAAATTAGATATTGAATTTCTTCTTGGTAAGTTTTATCTTTTAACTCTAAACATTTTTCATCTGCATGTTTTAATACTAAACATTTAATTTCAAAATCTGAAACTTGTTTTTTATCAATCAATTCTTTTGTACTAATAACTTTATTTACTTTGCCAAATAGACCTTCTAGTACTAACTTGTGTGTTTTCGTTCCATCCAACGTTCCAGTAAGTCCTATACGGTATTTGGCATTAATACAAGAAGTGAGTATTGTTGTTAATGATTGTGCTTTGAATAGATGGGCTTCGTCACCTATTACATAATCAAACTGATGAAAGTATTCTTTAGGCATCTTATACAATGATTGCCATGTGGAAATTGTTAAAGGAAGGCTTGACTCTTTTTCTTTTCCTTGATATATTCTATGTACTAAAGATTGCATTGAATCGTTAGCATAATCTTCAAAGTCTGTATATAATTGTTCCACCAAAGAAGTGGTTGGAACAATAATAAGACCTTTTAACTTTTGATATTCTAAGAGTTGTCTGAAAATAAGGTAGATGATGAGCGATTTTCCCGAAGCGGTTGGAGACAGGAGTAAAGCTCTTCGGTTTTGCATTGCGTGAATATAGGCAGAGAGTTGGTGTTCCCTGACTTCAATTCGTTGTCCACGAGAATGTGGATTAATTTGTGATATAAATTTGTTCGCATGGTAAACTGAGTATTCGTCTTGTACAAAATCGTGGTGCCAAGTATAATCTCTTTCTTGGCAAAATTCTTCTAAGTATGGTAATAAACCAATATATATTTGATTACTTCTTAAATCAAAAAGTCTTATCTTTCCATCCCAAATTTTATTCCTATAAGCAGGAACAAAAGTATAACCAGGAACAAAAAATGTAAAAAACTCCGATAACTCTTTAGCTATATGTTTTTCACATTCAACTTTTAAGTATACCTCATTGACTTTAGAAATAACTAAATTATTGTCCACCTATAAATTTTTCCCAAGATATAAAATCACGCAACTGCCATGTTCTTTGTTTTAATTCATTCATAATAGATTCAATCACAGACACTACTTCTTCATGATATACTTTTTTTTCTAACAAATGGATTAAATCTTCATCTGCTTCCAAATAAGCATTTACATCCGATTTAAGAACAAATTGAAATGGTTCCCATCCGTGCATCAATAGTTCTTCTTTACTTAGGCGACCTCCATAATAGTCAATCTTAACTTTACGCATGCGTAGATAATTAAAATGTGCCTTTTTACTGGCCATTTTATGTCTAACTAATATAGTGAGGTATTTGTTGTGAAGTTTAGGAATCTTTAACAGTTCTTTACCAGGTTCTGTCTGGTCCATGTCTGCATCCGATTTCCACAATTCAAGTATTTGTTCTAAAGTTTCCATAATATATTCAAAGTAATAACACTAAATCTACATTATAACACGACCTATGTTATCGTGTCAAGCGTAAGATAGTCATTTCTGTATTGTTCATAATATACATTAAATTTTCCACAATTCTTTTTACAAACTTTTAATGGTGAAGTGGTCCATGTTTCTTCTATTTTATCAAAATACCCACTATCAAATATTTCAGATAATTTTTGTTTTTTTAAATTTGGCCAAACACCTATAAGGTCCATATAATCAACTCTTGATAAATCAGTATGGCAATCATGTTCTATGTTTGTCCAACAACAAGGGTTAACTGTTCCTGTGGCACTTATATAAATTTGATTGGTTTTTTTAACCATACAATTAATAGTTGGTAATTGTTCTTGTTGTTCTTTTTGTTTTATAATTTTACCAATCATACCTTCACTTTTTTTTGTTGGGTATATAATATTGATTGGAGTTCCTTCATCATTTAAAACCTTTAACATACCAGTTGAATCAAATCGATTGGTATGTTTTGATTCAAATCTAACAAATCCCAATTGCCGGCTTAATTTTTCACAATCATCTACTTGATGTTCATTGTGTTTAAAAACAAGCATTTCCCAATGTGCTTGACCACCAGATTTAATAAAAGTTTTGGCGTTTTCAATAACTTTTTCCCAGTTGGTTCCAATTCTGTAAATGGAATGTGTATCACTTAATCCATCAAGGGCAAAATAAACATTAACACCAAGTTTAGCTAAATCTGTCCACCATTGTGAGTTTCTTGCACTACCATTGGTAGACATATTTAATATTAAATTGTTGTTTGTTTCTCTTAAATATTTAAATATTTCTAAAGTATCTTTAGCAATTATAGGATCCCCTAACCTACCACACATAGAAATATTGGTAAGTTGTTTAATAAAATCTGAAGAAAACCATTCTTTAAATTGTTCTAAAGTGATTTCATCCAATTCAATATGCGGCCTAAGTTTACCTCCATGCCAGTTACGAGCACATTGTGGACATTTAGCTTGACATTTGGAAGTAGTTTCTAGATGCAATGATTTTATGTCTGACAATTTATACATAATATATTATTATATTAAGCTGATGCAAATTCAAAGTAATCGTAATTAAAAGATGCGCTAGCGGTAAGAATCTGATTTGCGTCAGATTTGGTATCAAATTGAATGTCAGATAATGTTAAAGGGAAAGCATTATAATAGGTAATTCTTTTTAATGGATTATTTAATGCTGAAAGAATTGTTAAAGTGGCATTAGAATAACTTTTAGAACTGGTTGTTCTTTTACTTTGTATTTCTGATAAACGATTTCTTTCTTCAAATCCTGCTGGAGAACCCATCGCTTTAAACCAATTATAAATTTCTTGCCAACCAATTAAACCTTCATCTATTGTAAACGATACAGTAAGATTATTGTAGGTTAATTTATTGCCAGGTGCATATATGTCCAACATTGGAGTATTAATAGGAGCTTGTCCCATTGAAACACCAGGTAAATTTACTTCTTGGCAAAAATATTGAACAGTAGGCATCCTGTCAAAGCTTAAAAGAAACTTTGACGGTTGTAAATAATTAATATTTTGAGGGGCTCTTGTAAGTACAGTCATACAGGTATTTAGTCCATAAAAAATACTTAATTATTTTTCAACGATTGTAATTTTTCTGGCCAATATTTTTTCCATTTTGCAAAACTTTGATTAGATTGTTCTAGTGTACTATTTGAAAATGTACACCCAGCACTTTCATATAATGACTTTAATGATGAAGATTTTTTTGATGCTTCAGTTAAAATAAGATTCATTTCTTCTATGATATTATCCGGAACATTAGTACGAGTAACCATCATATAATTACCAACCAAATCTTCAAATCCACTAATTCCTTGACTATGAAATGTTTTCATTTCCATTATGTTTTTTGTACCACTAATTCCAATAACATTAATTTTTCCAGAAGATAACCATTTATTTGAATCTTCAGGAACACTAACATTTAAATCTAATCGGCCAGCTATCACTTCTTGTGTACCTTGTACTGTTCCATTAAATCCAACAAAAATTAATTTTGTATTAGGTAATTTTGTTTGTAGTTGTCTTGCTAAAACTTCTGACATGGCACCTAAAATTACACCAACAGTTAATTCTTTTTCTTTATTTAATTCTTCAATTGTTTTATATTTTGAACTAACTATTACATAAGGTTGTCCTGTACACTCAATCATAACTGGTGTAAAATTTGATGTTTGATAACTTTCATTTGGATAAAAAACTGGTCTTGCAAAGAAACTACTTGAACTACTTAAAATAGCAATGCCTTGATAATCTTGTACATATCGAGTTGCAATTGTACCACCGGCTCCAGGTTTACTTTCAAAATTAAAAATATATTTGTTTTGTAATTTATTTGCTTCTTCTACTATTGCTCTAATAAAAACTCCTTCAGTTGCTGCCGGAGCAAAAGGCCAAACAATTGGAACTCTAATTGGATTTGCAAATAAATTAAATGATAATAGTGTTAATATAATAAATATCAATCGTTTCATAAAAGTCTTTCAAAGTTAAAAATTAAAAAATGGGGTATAAAAAAGGATTAGGTCCAATCAACTGATTTGTTTTTTCGGTTCTTAATCCGGTTATTTGTAATGTGATTCGACATTGTTGACTTGCATTGGCTGTGGCATGAGGTATATTAGGCCAATCGAATATATGAAAATCTCCAGATTGCCATTGTTGGTAAATACTATTTCCATAAATTACAAATTGTCCAGGTTGCCAATCTTCTAACATAATAGTAATTCGTACTATATCATTAGGATCATAATTAAAAGGTCCAAGTGGATTAGAACCAGGTTCGGCAAATCTATGGTGATTTGGGTCAATATGTAATGTAAACATTTGACCAGTAAGTTGTACATGAAATCTAGATTCTACAGGACCATCTAGATGAAAATAATCTACAATTTTTTTAAATTCTGGATATTGTGTTGGATTTTCTGTTATGTTTGTTAATTGTATTTCATCAATATTACCACCACCTTTAGCAATATCATTTTTACGTTTTTCATAACTAACTGGTCGTTGTTTGCCACCGCCTGTGGTTGTAATATTGCTCCAAGTACTTGAAAATGATTTTTGTTTGATATCATCAAGTAAGTGAGACCAAGTATTTTCAAATTTACCTAATACTTTGTAAACAGAACCTGGAGCATCCACACGATTGTTGTCGAAATGGTAATTACTACGTGACTTGGTCCAATCCCATAAACTATCATAATCACTAAGTGGTATATTCAAATTTGGTTTTTTCATTATTTAATGTTTTGTATATTTTTTATTTTCAATAATTTCGTTTAATAAACCTGGACTAAAGTAACCGTTTAACGCACTATACAAACCTTTAGTAGCATTAACAAATTTAGATTTTTCTTTGTTGTTCATTTTTACAGTAACAATACCTGCTTTAGCAGCTTGTGCTTCAACAATTAAATTATCCGCCAAACTATCTTCACGTTCAATCTTTGCCGCTCTCATAGCCGCACGAGAAAATACCTGTTGTACTTCTGAACTTAAAGATTGCCATAGTTGTTCATTAATAACTAAGCTTGTTAAAAATAAACTATGTTCGTTATCGTTAATATATTTTGTATACTTATCTTGTTCTAAAATAAAGTAACGTGTATATGTTGTTTCACCACCATCAATTTCACCAATTGATAATTTCTTAGCAATATCTTCAATCATTGCTGGTACAGGATTAGCACCAACTGCTTCAATGGTACCAATAGATACAGCATTATTGGTGCAACTTAAATCTAAACGATAGAAATCTTCTAATGTTTCAATTGCTTTTGTACTTGGAATAATTTTAAAACCACCACTATAAGTAAATGTTAATCCTCGAATATTTTTACGTTTGGCAATTTTAGAAAGTAAATGTTGTCCAATTTGACCATCAATGATGTTGCTTGCTTCTTCATGATTATTGAATAAAAAAGGCATAGCTAAAGCATTAATATCGTTATCAAATTTACCAAGTGTACTTGCATAAACAGTAGCCAAATCAATCGCACCATCATCAATTAAATTGATAATTTTTTCACGGTCTGTTGTGTGATTGGTTAAATTTGTTTGTGATAGTTTGTTCCACTCAGATAAACTAACCACATTAATTTTGTATTCTCCATTGGTTTCTGCATAAACTTCTTCAGCAAAACTTTTGGCAGCTTTGATGAAAACGTGATATGGCTCGTGAGCTAATACCCAATTTAAAGTTTTTTTCATTTTATTCTCCAGTAAGCTAAAGTTTATATATCTATTTATCTTATAAAAAAAGAGACCTCCAAAGAGGTCTCTCTAAAGTATCACTCTGTGGTGATTTGATTACATCAAGTTCTTAACGCCAAACAAACGGTAATAAACGTTAGTACGAGCATCTAATGTACCTGTACCAGCAGTT